ACCCGAAGGTTTGGAGGACACATTGGTTGACAATACTGCCAATGGTGCTACAATTAACGGTGTAAATGGCAAATCTGCCAATGGGTCTACTTCCGCTGAGGAATGTGAGGCCTGTGCAATATAATGGAATTTTATGTCGGGAAAGAAAGAGAAACGAAAATTGGCTAAAACAGTATTCAACCGTAAAAAGGTAGACTTCACCAAACAGTATATGTTCTTTGGTGAAGATCAAAACACTCAACGTTATGATACGTTCCGCTATCCAGAATACGATAAACTCAACCAAACAATGTTGGGTTATTTCTGGCGACCAGAGGAAGTATCACTACAAAAGGACCGTGCAGACTATCAAGAGTTTCGTCCTGAACAAAAACATATTTTTACTGCTAACTTAAAATATCAAACATTACTTGATAGTGTACAAGGCCGTGGTCCTTGTTTAAGTTTTTTACCTTATGTTTCTTTACCCGAACTAGAAGGTTGCATTATTACTTGGGACTTCTTTGAAACTATTCACAGTCGTTCATATACACACATAATGAAAAACGTGTATCCTAATCCAAGCGAAGTGTTTGACACAATTCTCGATGACGAAAAGATTATTGAACGTGCTATTAGCGTAACCAAGCACTATGACGAATTTAATGAAATAGCACTACAATATTTTCAACACGGCAAAGGTACAATGTACGATGTAAAGAAATCATTGTACAAAGCAATGATGACCGTAAACATTCTTGAAGGTTTGCGTTTTTATGTTTCTTTTGCCTGCACATTTGCGTTTGGTGAACTAAAACTAATGGAAGGATCTGCAAAGATCATTTCATTGATTGCACGTGATGAAGCAACACATCTAAACTTGAGTACACACATTCTTAAGCATTGGATGAAGGGCGACGATGATCCGGAGTTTACTAAGGTTGCAAAAGAATGTGAAGAAGAAGTTTATGATATGTGGCGTAAATGCGTTGACGAAGAAAAAGCATGGGCGGACTATTTGTTCACAAAAGGATCGTTAGTTGGACTTAATGCTAACCTGCTTCACGCATATGTTGAATATATCGCTAATAGACGCTTAAAAGCATTGGGTTTGAATCCAATTTATAACCGTCCAGCGACCCAAAATCCTTTACCATGGACACAACATTGGTTAAGTAGTAGTGGACTTCAAGTTGCACCACAGGAAACAGAAGTTGAAAGTTATATTATCGGTGGTGTTAAACAGGACGTAGAAGAAGATACGTTTAAAGGGTTCAAACTTTAAAGGTGCAATGAAATTTTTTGTAATGGCAATAATGTTTTATCAGATGGATATTTCTGGTGATGTTTTTAAAACTCCATACGTAGAGGATCCAAAAACACATTACGAAACTATGCAAGAATGCATAATTGCCGCTAAAGATAAAAAAGACATGATGATGAAATCATCTTTGTCATATCCAGATCTAGGTATTTTGGATATACAAATTGATTGTGTAGTAGAAGGCGAAGACATATAATGATAAACAGTATTAGATATTATCTGTTACTTCTTATAGATTGGAAAATATCTCTTTTACAAAAGTTTAAAAAAATAGTGTCCGGAGAATACAAATACATAAAAACGGATAATGCTTGGATAAGCGAATATAAAAAATGGAAGAAACAAAATGATTGAAATTTATGGAAAACCAATGTGTCCATTCTGCGACAAGGCAAAAGCACTTTGCGAAGTTCGTGGTTTTAATTACACATATAAAAGTTTAGGAACAGACTATTCAAGAGAAGAATTAATGGAAATGTTTCCTAATGCTAGAACAGTACCACAAATAGTTGTAAATGGTAATAAGGTTGGTGGCTTTGACGGCTTTACAAAATATTTAGAAGAAACAAACTATACAGGAACAGGACATACTCTATAATGCTTATTGAAACAATTAAACCAGGTGAAGTAGTTACATTAAAACTATCGTCAGGCGAAGAACTTGTTGGTAAACTAGAAAGTGAAGACTCTGACACAATTAGATTAAGCGTTCCGCTAACATTGGTTATGAGCCAACAGGGTATTGGTATGCAACAGTATCTTTTTACAGCAGATCCTGACAAAACTCTAACAATCAACAAACGTGCGGTATCCTGCTTTACTCTTACAAAAGAAGACTTTGCTAAAGTATACAAAGAACGCACATCTGCTATTCTAACACCTCCGGCTAAGCAATTTATTGTCTAATAAATACTCGTATGCACGAGTTTGTATTCAAGATAAAAGGACAATTAGTCACGGTCAATAAGTGGGAAGATGTTCCACAACAGTTTGATCATGTGATTAAGTTTGTTCCTGATATTCCACCTGATCCTCATACAGAAGAACAGCACGAAGAAATTTCTTTGTGGAATGCTAGATTACAACAGTTAATGGAGATTGAAAGAAATGCCCGCAATAACTCGTAAGGGAGATGCTGACGTTCCGCACTGTTCTGGAATGGTTAGAAATGCACATAGTCCTGATGTATACGCTAATGGAATACCTATCTCAAGACAGTCTGATGTAAACACAAGTCATTTGTTACCAGGTGCACCTTGTCCGAGCCACGCGGCTCCTATTGCTGTGGGTTCAACCACTGTTTTTATAAACGGTTTAGGTTGTGGAAGAATAGGCGATGCTATCTCTGGATGTACTTCGGTTGCCGCTGGAAGTGCTGATTGCTTCGCAGGCGGATAATTTAAATTGCTTTGAATGGTATTGGTTTACCGTTTTCATCAACAATCATATCACCGGTATCGGCCCAACATCCTACCATAATACTGCTACCACCGATCTTAACATATCGAACAGGTTTCACTTCAATTAGTTCACCGTCTCGTAATCTTGATCGTTTGTTGTTTACTGACGCCGGCCCTCTTTGTTTTACTCCAGCCATATTACGCTCCTGCTTTAGCCTTTAATGCCGCTCTTTTTCTTTCGGATATTAATGCTTGTCTTATTTTTCTACCAATTGGTAATTGTTGCACTATTTCATAGATGCCGCCTTTTTTGGCTTCCCACTCTACTTTTACAGATGTACTCTTTGTTCCGCCCTGGAATGATAGTACCGCTTTTTTATAACTTACTGCTTCTCGTGTTTCTACCTTATCACCGTCCGTGAAAGTAAAAATTCTCATCTTTGCCATAACTCTCCTGGGTTAGTTGTTTGGTTATTTTCTTGGACGTTAGTTATCTTTTTGATTAAAAAATACGCAGTTTATTTTCTTGACAACAAGAAAAAATAGTGCTATAAATATAGAGTAATTGTTGACGTCATTGTATGTCACAAGAGCAGGACGAGGGTGCAACTCCCTCCACCTCCACCATAAACACATTTATTGAGTGTGCTTATGGGGGGTGTGGTAGGATCGACTGGCTTGTTAAGAATGAAAGAGATTACCGGTAAGGAACGACCGAGCAAATGTGGGGAGACTCACGCTATTTGTCCAAAAACTATAAATGCAAACGATAATTTTGCATCTGGAGAATTACGCCTAGCGGCGTAATTTAACGGGGTTGGCAACTTACCTGGCAACAGAAAAGTTGCGTTTTTTCAAAATCACTGTATAAAACAAACTACATATACAATAACAATAACAAGCACCTAACAAACAATGGATATAGGAGATAGGGTTATGCATAGCACCTATCTCCTTTTTAAATTATATCGCTTTCTTCGGTAAATACACATAGGAGATTGAGAATAATATGTCTGTAAAAGTAATTGATTCCTTTAGGATTGTTTTAGCCAAAAATGACGGTGGACTCACACCTGTAGGGTCTGTAGAAGCAGATGCTGATAATGATACGCTTACGCTGATTGGCGGTACTGGTATTGCACTAGGTGTAGATCCTGCTAACGATGCAGTAACAATCAACGCATTGGGTTTAGATCAATTACTCAGTTCTGCTCTAGGTAGAATTACAATCTTTGCTGATGATTCAACACTTAGAGTTGTTCAGGGTGGCGAATCATTTGGTATTTTAGGTACGGGTGCTGTTAGCACAACATCAAACGTTGAAGGTGATATTTCAATCAACGTTTCAACAGATTTAAGCACATTTGATAACTCAACATCATTGTTTGTTGCTCAAGGCGATAATATCTCTTTAT